ATCAGTGGCAACTACTGCTTCAGTAGCAGCAGAAGTACCTGCACAAGGAAAGAATTCATACACACCACTACCAGCGCTAGTCTCTACTTCAACTCCAGGAACATATACTGCTGATCCATTAGAAGGAATCTGATATGTAGTCGTTCTGGTGCCATCTGTAGTAGCTCCTTGGAAATAATAGTAGTCTCCACGAACTTTATATGTTCCTAGTCTATTACAAGTTTGTAATAAAGCATCTGTACCAACTATCTCTAACCAACCAGGGCCATCCGCTGCTGTAGCCGAAGCCCCGATTCCAGTTAATGCTCCAGTAGTATAAGAAACACTGTTCCATTGTCTTACGAGTATATATCCTGAAGCTGGCATAGCCGCGCCGACTGCTGTGGGAGTAGAAGCTAAATCAGAATATACACAGAGTAATATAGCAGAAGCAGATCCTTGACTTATAGTAGTATCATATGCAGGAACATTCCCTGTTCCAGTATCATATGGAATCAATCTAACCTTAGTGGAATTAAACTCTACAGTACCTCCTAATGTAGCGGATAGAGTAAGAGTACCCATAGACGCAGAAGTACTCTGATTGGTACCATATCTAGTATGCTGGTCTACTGTTAAGTATCCACCATTAATAGTATAAGTATCACTACCAGCCTTAGAGGAGAGTGAGTCAATATTTACAGCAGTAGTTATAGTATAGGTAGTAATAACTCACCTTTATTGTGATAGTAGGATAAAGTGTAACTATATATAGTTTTTCTTCTACCAGAGAGAACAGAAACTATACTACCAGGCTTGGCATTAATAGCTATTGCTGCATCTTTAATAGATTCAAATATTATACCATCTGATCTGATCACTTTAGTATTTCTGTTTTGGTTTCCTACTTTAGACAATCTAATTTTTGATATTGTTTCTAAGTTTCTTTTCTTACCTAGATTATAAGTGTTTCCAATTAATCTTTTTCTTGATGCTTCATGTCTGATTAATTTACGTCTATCTTTTTCTGCATTGGAAATAGGTATTACTCTTCGTCCTTCTCTTTCAAAGCGTTTGATAGCTGATTGTCTCATTTTTTCTATGGACTCAGGACTTATTATCTTGCCTTTACTACCGCCCTCAGTAAGATTATATCCATTTGGAGCTAATGTGTTTAGCTCTTTTATCCACTTTATTTCTTTTAAATCTAATTCAACTATAGACTGTGCATAATCAATTACACTAAATTTAAAATTCTTGTATCCATATTTCTTAATAGCTTGTTTTATAGCAGATTTTCCAGCACCAGATCCATAAGATTTATGTGCATTCCATCTTTTTCTAACAGATCCTCTGCACTGGCCAATATAACATTTACCAGTAATAATACATTCTATCTTATAAACCACCATGGTTTCTTGTAGAATTGTATCATGTAGAATATTTACAGCAGTAGTGATTGTAAACGTAGCCATTAGCTATAGGAAGTGCCTGTTAGATAGTCGCCGGAATAAGAAAAAGACTTAGTACTGTTTATGTCTAAGTCAGGATTACCACTAATATAAATAGAAGTTATATTACCAGAGAGATCATAATTTATATACTTATTAATATAAGTTGTGTCTGTTATTTGATAAGTAATGTTTGATATGTAATCCCCAGAGTAATTAATAGATGATGGATATTGTTTTAAGTTCTGTGATATAGTCTCAAATGTTTCAGATAGATATGCACCAGAAGTACTAGAACCACTTAGTTCGCCTAATACAAGATTAGCATAGAGTACTTGAAGCTCTTGTAAGTCTCTATTAACCTCAGTATAAACAGTATATAGTTCATTATACTGTTGATTCCAAATAGAGTTTGATTGAGATAAGGTTACAATATCTATTTTTTGAAGCAGATCTTGAGAAAGAAAAGTCAATTGGGTTTCTATAGAATCCATTCTTCCTGAAAGATCTGTCATGCTTATACATTATTAAGTGTGTAGTTTAAGCCAAGTCCTTGTAAGAACGGTGTAGTACCTACAGGGAAAGGAGATAGAGATCCGCCACTAGTGTTAACGAAATTCATTTGAACGAAGGCATAAAGTGTTTCTGTATTAGCGGTTATGGGAGTGTTTATCTGTTGGGGTGGATAAGAAGTATCACTGTCCCATAAGATATTATTACTAAAGTCTAATGACCCGCACAATCTAACATGTACATGCCTCTTGCTGAAGTCTTCTAGTAGGAAATTAGGGGAGGGATTAATACTATATATTTTATAGAAGGAGGTACCTTGAGGAGCCTGTATAGAAAGAATAAAAGAATTATTCGTACCAAAGCTAGATCCAGGTAGATATTGTTTATCGTAATCTATTAATTTTAATCCACATTCTTGAAGACCATAGTAAAAAACCTTCTTACCATTTTCTTCGACCCAATTTCTCTGACGGAATCTTATCTTTATTTGATCGACTGTCGTAGCAGAAAAGTGATATCTTCTTGCAACGAGGTTATCTGTTGGTTCAAAATTAGTGACTCTAATGAAGTTGTTACCAAGATTGCTAGCGGTCGCAAGCTCAGTTACATCAACTGATCCGTTAGGGAACGGTATAACTTCTAGTAGGTTTGCATTTGAGCTACTACCTTCAGGTACAGTAACCGTAAGTTCGCACTCAACTTGATCGACCCTAGAATCTATGGGGAACTCTACACGGCGAACCCAGTATAAATCATTCACACCATTAAACGCATATTCTGGATTCCCAACTGTAACATTACCACCACGTTCATAGTTAACAAATCCTTCTCCCTCCCCTTTATCAAAAGACCCTGCTATATTAATATTCAAAGGAGGAGAGACTAGCTTATTGCTAGTCAAACTGGTAACATAAAACTTATTTTCAATTGAATTAGGCGGAAGTGTTACTTCACCATACTCAGATGAAAGCATAGCAGAGTGACTATCATCTAGTCCATTAGGAAATGAGATACCTTCTGTATTAGACAGATCTACATAGCGACTGACTTGTATACCATATCGTACAGCGGATTGCTCCATGTAAGATTGCTGGTTCTGTAAAGCGTCAACTTTTCTACGTAGGTAGGAATTCTCATTGTTAAGTACTAAGATAGATTTAGTTAATCTTGAGTTCAGAGAATTGACAACACTGCTTAGCTGTTGTATATCACTTACAATTTCTTCTTGACTATCATTGTAGTCGGCGCTGAGCAACTGGCCTCGGAAACGAGCAGGTCGCTTAACGGCAGTGGTGTTAATAATTCTTTGATCTTCAGACATAGATTAAGCCAGTAGGACTTTAGTCACTAATTTAAAAGCGATATTCATCCAGGCTTGCTGAACAATAGCCTGAGACTTAAGTGCAAATGCACTTCCGTATAATGCTGCCTCAGCAGATATAGATTTAAAGAGGAGACTTACGTCTTCTCCCTGTGCCATACGGATAGGAAGCATAGTCAGGTCCTTAGCCATTCTAGCGAATGCTAATTTCTGATCTGGATCTTGTATTTCTTTATCAAAAGAAGAAAGCAAATTATTGACTTCCTCTTTGACCATATCCTTTATATCACTCATTGTTTAATTCCAAGCGCCTCTTCGGCGGCTGTGAGCTGCTTTTCTTTAGCAGTTAATCTACCTACATGAGTAGCAATATCATCTGGATTTGTATTAGATTGATTAAGTAAAGTTACATAATGTTCTTTTTGAACATCAAAAAACTTACGATCAGCTAAAACATATTGTCTAAACTGACCATCACCTACACAACTCGTTAGTAAAAACAAGCTTATGAGTGTAGCTTTAAAACCTTTATTCTTTATTTTTGTAATCATACATCACCTTCCGTATCAGTATCTTTGCTGACTTTATTTTCCTCTATCGCTTTCTTAGCTCCTGACTCAGACATACCCTCTGCACCAATATACATAATGAAAGGGGCCATAACAGCAGTCAATAAACTTATTGTTTTATCAACGTCTAGATTGAAGCCGAACTGGGTTACACAAAAACTCAATATACCGGCTACAGCTGCAAGACATGCAGCTCTAAATTTCTTGCTTAATAATAGTTTGGAGTTCATAACTTACTTCTTTTTAATTATAGTGCAGCCACAGCTGCAACTGCCCATATCTAATTTATTATCAACCATATACTTCATGATTGCGTCATTAGTAACATCATGCTTACCAGTGGCAGCATCAATATTATATTTGATTTCTACGTCTTCTTCTTTCATTACGAGCCTACTCTTAGTTTGTAACCAAACAATTTTGGTGTCTGAGCACCATCTGTATCCTGATTTCTATTAAGCTCAACCCTAACTATAATATTAGATGGCGTTTCTGCCGAATCAACCTTAGATACCCAAGTTAATAAAAATTCTTCAGGTGATGAATCAGGCGCACTAGTCTCATCTGAATCAGCAGTAGGTACTTTGTTATAGATCTCTGTAGTATTATTAGGTGAGAAGTTAACAACAATATAACTATTATTAGGATCAGTTATTGTATCAATTGCAAATACAGAATGATCAGAAAGTAGTGTATTTACTTTAAGATGATTTAATGTACGTTCGGCTAGTGGTTCACGGAAAGCAGTTATTTGATTAAAGTAGTTATTATTCTGTTTAAAGATTTTCTTCTTATTAATATCCTTAAGCTGTATAACTTGATCAATCAAATTAGTACCATATGCCACGTTGTCTGTGGGGCTCTTAGAACGAACTATAAGCTGGACCCACCCAGAGGGCAGTACAGGTGTAGATGTCGCGCTGGTGAGGTTTATAAGACCCTGAGGAGTATTTATATAGAATGCTTCTCCTACATCAGTATCAACAATTAGTTTGTTTTTCTTAGTAGATGGATCAAGATCAAACTTAATCTGAGTACCATCTGATGGTGCTATGTCACACCAGGTTGTGAATGTTTGTAATGTACTTGTAGAATTTCTATATGAGAACTGGACATACACACCAT